TCACGGGAGAATATAAAAGTTGTCTTGTCTTCGATACGGACTCCAAATTTGCTAAGTAACTCACCTTGTCCTTCCCATCCTTCAACATTATTGACATATGCTCTAATTGCTTTCGCACTGTCAAATTGTGAATCCGAGTCTTCTCCAAGGACTGTATCGCGGTTGACAATCGTTCTCGGAACATAGTAAATGTCTTGCCCATAAATTTCAATAGTTTCTACAATAAGGTTTTCAATAAATTTCTGCTCTTGGGCAGAACCATTAATTTTTAGTCTCGCACTATTACTATAGTCACTTTGGACGTAATCCTGTGCTGGTGTATTAGAGATTGCCATTAGTGATTACCCCACTAGGTCTAAAGGTGGTAGTTCATAAGTACTGCGAATTGTCTCTTCAAGATCTTTTTTAAATTGACTTGCGTCATCTAAAATTTGACGACCATTAAGAGTCACACCACCTAACATTTGTATACCATCATACTTACTTAGGTTTCTTCCCCACTGTTGTTGGAATAATGCTTCAACATAATCCTTCAACCAATTATCATTATACATTGCTGTATATGTATCTGGGTCTTGTCTGAAAGACATTTCAACTAATAAGAAATCACCAGCTGTTAAATCTCCCCAATCCATATCAAGATATAATCTACCTTGATGTTGATTAAATCTGACTCTACGATTCATTTGAGAGTTGGTAACCCAATCCAATGTCTCAAGATACTGTGAAGTCATAAAGTAATGTAGAATGTGTCCATGCGTCATAGCATAGATATCATTCAAAAATATTTGATACTTAATGTTGAATATATTGCCTGGTACGATACTAGATGCACCAATCATTGAATACACATGGTTAACACCTAATGTGCCTGGTGGTAATGAAACGTAGTTATCCATTTCATACCATGCAGTAGAACCCTCTTGAGAAAATTGTTGTGCAGCAGTTTTAATTGCTTCAGTAACTTCAATTCTCATGAAAGTTTTGTAACTACCATTGTAGTGATACTCTTGATAGAAGTCGATTGCTTCTTCGATTAAATCATCTAGTTGCTCATCAGCGACGTTGATATCGATCGTAGGATATCCTAATCTACGAAGAGCATAGTTCTTTAATTCTGTTTTGCTTGCGGGTTTAGTAGCAGACATGGTATTAAGCGAATGAGGATATTGTCAAAGTAGTAACATCATTAGCACTAACGACTTCTCCAGATTTGAAGAAACCGTCAACATTATCAACAGTAATGGCATTTGTGCCGAGAGCAGTAACAACTCCTGTAGTGCCACTGGTTGCTCCTGTGACAGTCGCTCCGACTTCCATCGTTGTGATGTCAGTAAGAGTTAGAGTTGCATTAGTTGCAACAGTTGCGATGTCCACAGTTGCACCATTACCATGAATTGCTGTTACATCAAATGTAAGAGCAGCAGCACCGCCACCACCAAGTTGTGCATCTAAAACAGTGACTGTTTCATTGACGATGAATCCAGATCCATCATCTGTTACGGTGATAGAAGCATCACCATTTGAATCAACAACAATAGTGAATGTTGCGTTGGCACCAGATGCTTGAGTAGCATAATCAGATGTGCCTAGAGTATAAGTTCCTGCAGTTCTTGATGCATCAGCAGCACCAATGTTTCCTACAGTCTTAATTCCAGAAGCATTAGCGTTAGCAATGGTGACTGTGTTGCCAACAGCGTATCCAGTACCAGCATTATTGATTGTAACGTTGGTAATCGCTCCACCAGCAGATGCTGTGATGTCAACAGTTAGACTAGATCCGTCTCCACCAGTAGCAGAAACTCCAGTTGCAGTGCTATATCCAGTTCCTCCAACAAGAGATGCTAAGTTAAGTCCTAATACTTTACCTGCATTCGCATTGGTAATTGTAACTGTATCTGTAATTAGATAGTCTGAACCACCTGCATTTACCGCAGCAGCAGTGATATTTCCATCACCATCAACCGTAGTATCAACAGTCAATCCAGATCCAGTTCCACCAGATGTGGCAACTGCTGTTGCTCCTGTGAATCCACCACCACCTCCAACACTGACACCAGTGGTAACAACAGCACCAGGTGTTGGGTCGCCAGATAAGTTTAGAGTTAGAGTAGTAGAGGTTGCAAGATTATTTAACATTGCACTAAGTTGTGCAAATGCATTGTCAAGTTTTGCTTGAACTCTTGCTTCTGTATAGTATTGATTAGTTCCTTCAGAAAGGTTAGTAGTAGACTTACTGGATAGATCTAAGTTTGCACCAGTAGCAGCAGCAACTTTAATATCTGCTCTTGCATCAGCACGAGCATCAGTATAGTAAAGATTAGTAGAACCTTCAGTAAGATTATCTGTAGTTTTAGCAGCAAGACGAGTATCAAAACGTGCATCAGTATAGAAGAGTTTAGTGCCCTCAGTAACATTAGTCGTGTTGATATCTGCTTGTGTAACAGAAAGTTCACCACTACCAGACAGCTCAATACCTGTTCCGTAAGTAAAGTGTGTCCTTGTTCGAGCAGCAGTGGTGAACAGATTAGTTGATCCTTCAGTTACATTGTCGGTATCGATATCAGATTGAGTGACAGATAAAGTTCCAGAACTATGTGTGATACCAGTTCCATATGTGAAATGAGTTCTAGTTCTAGCAGCAGTCGTGAATAGATTTGTTGATCCTTCAGTTACATTGTCGGTATCTATGTCTGCCTGAGTTACAGTCAGTGTATATGTGTTTGCAGCGTCATTGTATGCCTTAGTGATACCAGTTCCTGCAGTAATAAGAGCATTGACTCTATCATCAACTCTTTCATCAGTGTAATAAAGGTTAGTTCCTTCAGTAAGATCTCCTGTATCATGATTGGAAATATCAGATACCTGACCAGTGATATTACCTGTGACGTTACCAGTTAACGTAGCAGTAATTGTACCAGCAGCGAAGTTACCAGATGCGTCTCTTAAGACGAGGTTGTTAGCAGAGTTAGAACTCGCACTAGCAACGTTAATTGTAGTATTACCAGAAACACCATCAGCATTAGTAAGAGTAATTCCTGACGATGCGGTAACCGAGAAAGTTCTTTGGGCATAGGTATTAGCAGCAGTTCGGACTACATAACCAGTTCCACTCATCGCTGCTAAAGCAGTGATATCATCATCAACATAGGTTGTTGTGAGTGTTTCATTCTCACTTCCATCTATGACTACTGAACCAGATACAACACCAGTAATAGTAAGTGTTCTAGCAGTTTTCCATGCATCAGCAGTAGATGCGTTTCCTAAGAAACCTGCACCAGATCCTGCAGCACTAGCAGCAGTGATTTGATTAGCAGCAAAGTCTCCAGATGCATCACGATTTACAACTGTAGATGCTGTATTAGCAGTCGCAGTTGTCATACCATCTAGTAAATCTACGTTTAGATTTGCAACCTTAGTAGTAGAAGCAATAGACAGAGGAGCAGTTCCTGTAGCAAGATTAGAAATAATCTGACCATCTACAGTCGCAGTTCCATCAACATTTAAGTTATTGTCAATATCAACAGATGTACCTGCACCAGTTACATGAACTGATCCTACCCTTAAAGCACCATCAGTACCTGAGATTACCTCTGAACTATTAGTTGCACTTGTTAGGAATGCGAATTCCTGTGATGATCTGTCAAAACCAAAGAAACCAATTTTAGCAGACCCGTCGTAATAACGAAATTCCACACCGCGATCTTTACCATCGTTAGACGCGGGTGCTGTGTCACCACCAACAGTAATGATAGGGTCATCGATTGTTGTAACTGTAGAGTTAACTGTAGTTGTCGTTCCATTGACTGTAAGATTTCCTGTAATTGTAAGATCAGATGAAGCAGTTAAATCGCCTGCAACATCTAATGTTCCTTGAATATCAGTGTTACCGTTATCAGTATCAACTGTAAATTTATTTGCTGCAGAACCATTCTGCACCTTAAACATTTTATTATCTGCAGTGATAGTGACATTATCATGAGTCACTAAAGCACCAGAAATATCAGCACTATTGTTAAGATCAAGAGCACCAGTAAGTTCAGTACCACCATAAACTCTCAAACCTTCACCAATAGCAAGGTTCTTACCAATAGCAGCACCACCAGTTAGTTGGAATGCACCATCAGCAGCATAAGTTCCAGTCAGAGTTTGCTGAGTGTTTCTTGTTAAGGTTACAACGTTTGAAACACCAAGAGTATTATTGATTTGAGTTGCATCACCAACTGTTAAAGTTCCGATAATATTTGTATTACCATTATCAGTATCAATACTAAACTTAGTTACACCAGAACCATTGTTTATATTAACTACTTCATTATCACTTTGAACAATTAGAGTATCATTAATAGTTGTTTGACCTGCAACAACTAGAGTTCCATCAGTTGCAATGTTACCTGTAGAAGATGCAACAGTCATCTTATCAGTTGAACCTGATCTGACTGCAAAGTTTGCATCAACATCTACAGTTCCATTGAACTCGGAAGCACCTGTAACAGTTAGTTGTGCACCTAGAGTTGTATTATCATCTACATTAAGAGTGCTATTTAATTCTGCGTGACCATCAGCAGTTAGAGTTCCTTCAATATTAGTATTACCAGTTACGTTATCGACAAAGAACTTATCTGTTGTGCCATTTCTAACTGCAAAATCTGCATCAACATCAACAGTGCCATTGAACTCAGAAGCACCAGCAACATCGAGTGTTCCTTGAATATCAGTGTTACCAGATGCACCAAGGACAGAGAACTTAACTGTATCACTGTTGACCTTTTTACCTACGAAGAATCCTTCGCCAGCATTAGTAGCACCAACATGTAAGTTCTGGTTAACACCAGCACCACCAAAGACTCTCAAGTTAGAAGTGTTAGAGTTTGAGAATGATGGGTTATATGCAGCAATAGAACCAGTTCTTAGTTTGTATCGAACAGATAGGTAGTTTCTTAAACCATAATTTTCAGTTGCGTCTTCTTGTTGGTTAAAGTCACCGTTGAGGAAGATATCACCATTAAACAATACATTCTTATCAAAGTATCCACCACCATCTACTCTTAATGCACCATAATCATTATTTTGAATGGTATGAGGAGCACCAGAAAGAATATCAGGTTCATCTACAGATTCAAGATGAACTAAACCAGAAATATTTGCGTTATTATTGAGATCAAGAGCACCTGAGAGAGTTGTGCCTTGAGTTACTGCAAGAGTACCTGCAACAGAAGTATTACCAGAGGCAGCAACAACGTTGAACTTGTTAGTATTAACATTAAAGTTGCCAGTTACATCTAAGATGCCAGCAAGAGATCCATTACCCGTTGTAGATTGGAATTCAATCTTAGTAGTTCCAGATCCATTGTTTAATTGTAATGTCTTGGAAGCACCTTGAATAGTAAGGTTGTCATTGAAACGACCTGTTCCATGAGTAACAAGGTTTGTATCAATATCTACTGAACCACCAATATTAACATCACCACCGACACCCGCACCACCTGCGACCACTAGATCTCCAGTAGTATTAGATGATGATGCAGTGCTAGTTGTTAGTTTTAAATTACCTGCTGTAATTCCAGAAGCTGTTCCAGAGAATACTTCTGAGGAATTTGTGGCATTGTGTAAGAATGTAAATCCTCCGACATGTCCTCCAAGGTCTGTGTAAGAATCATCGTAACCAAAGAATCCAAGTCTTGCCTGAGAGTCATAATATCTGAATTCAACTCCTCTGTCTTTGTTGTCATCTGAACCTGGAGCAGTATCACCACCAAGAGTGATGATAGGATCATCCAACGTAGTGATTGTTGAATTAATTGTTGTAGTCGTTCCATCTACTTGTAAGTCCCCCATTATTTGAACTTTACCACTTACTGCTCTATCATCACCAGGATCTAGGATCATGGTAGCAGCAGAGGAAGCAACGTAGTCTCCTTGGAAGTATATGTCTTCTACTTGTACCTTACCAGCAGCGTCTGATGCAGTGATAGCAACTGTATTTTCTGCTGTTACTACAATACCACTATTACCAGAACCAGAGTTAGTTGCTAAAATACTTAATGTTCTAGCAGATGTTGAACTCTGTGTAGTCTGGAATGTTAGATTTCCATCACCAGTTTTATCAAGAGTCTGTGCAACTGCACCATCAAGTACGATATCTGGATCACTAATTAATGTTTTTACATTAATATCAACTTCACCATTACCACTATCACCTGTATTATTAGCAGCAAATAATAAACCACCTGATGTATTCTTTACATTTAGATAGTTTACCCCAGTAAGTCCTCTGTATCCAGTTGTTGCGGTTAATTCTTGATCTAATTCAAAATGCTCAACAGCATTGCCATCAGCAAAAGAAATTCTATTATTTTGTAATTGAGTATTATCAACACCTGCTGCAGCAATAGTAACGTGACCAGAACTTACGTCAAAGTCTTCTTGGGCAAAGGAAGCAAGACCTTTTTGTTCAGTCCCTTCGGCAGCGAGATATCTCCACCCACCGTTATCCCCAGAACTATGAGTAGGTGCACCTGCGCCTGCAGAAACATCTTGATATGCCTGATATACCTTAGAGGCATTTGTGATGATATCATATCTACTATAAGAAGTGCCTGCATTATAAGCTAGTGCAGTAGTTCCTTCAACTGCAGTAGCAATAGGCACAGTTGTAGCACTTGTTATACGACCGTAGTCGTCAACTGAAAATTTTGTAGCATTAACTGTCTGTGAACCTGATACAGATGTCAGGGATTCCGTATTATAGTCACCACTTGTTACTGTTGTAGTAATTAAATCAACTGTTGGGTTTCCAGATACACCATTACCATTAGTAAGAGCAATCCTACCAGCAGTACCTGTGATAGTTCTGGTTGACATTGCACCACCACTGGTTCTAGCAATCATTCCAGTAGTAGTAAGACCTGCTATTGCAACAAGATCTAAATCATATGGTTGTGCAGATTGTCCTTCTACAGTTCCATTAAGGTTGTAATCTGCAAGTGTTGAAGGAAAAGAAGCATTTTTAATTCTACCTTTTGCATCAACTACGACCTTAGTATAAGTCCCTTCTGCAGCTGCAGTTCCATCATAGTGAGGTAGTGTAGATACAAGACTTAGAGACGAGACTAAGTTTAAGTTAGTAGAACCGTCAAATACACCAGAAGCAGTTACATCACTAGAGAGTTGGATTTGTCGAGAGGAAGCAAGACGAGCGGCTGTTGAAGCATTACCGATAAGTGTTGCTGTGACAGTACCTGCAGAGAAGTTACCGTCAGCGTCTCTTTGTACAAGTGTATTTGCAGTATTAGTTACGGATTCAACTGGTCTTTCATATCGCAGCGTGTTCCATGCGGTAACTCCGTCACCGATTTTAAATCTACCCGTATCAAGTTCGATACCTAACTCACCTTGAGCTAGAGTAGGGTTCGAGTTTGCCCATTCTTGGGCTCCACCTCGTCTTAATTGAATTCTATTTGCCATTTGTTACGACAACTCTATAAAGGTAATGCTTCCAAGTTATTTATGCTAGTAAAAAGGGGGTAATTGAAACCCCCTCAATATTATTATGCTGTTACTTCATCAACCTCTTCTGGAGGAGATGCAGTTTCTTCTGCAGGAGGGTTAATGTAATATTCAAGTGTTTCGATAGCACCTTGTAATTTCAAGGCTGTGACTTCGTTTTCTTTGATTTTTGCAGCCATCTGATTAGTTTCTGCAGTAAGTTTTGCAAACCTTTCTCGAAACTCTTTCAGCATGGACTCTTGCGAGACTTTTTCCATAATTAATTTTTTTGGACTAACGTTAGTAAGAGTGATTTTATTTCACTCATATCAGATTTTAACTCAGAAACCTCAGTTTGTAAAGTCTCCATTTGCTTTTCCTTTTCTTGATCGGCACGATAACCCTTCATATACTTTTCGTATGTGGAAGAATCTGCACATGAGATAGCACCGTTAATATCACGATACCATCCCGAATGATCTTTTACAGGTGTTTTCATTATACAGCAAGAGCGATTGCTCTAAAGTCTTGAATGATTGGAGAATATGCTTGGTTTGGTGAAACAAACACAATCTTGATCTGATATTGAGAGAAGGATAGACCTGATACTTCGTATTCATAATCTCTGAATACTTCCGTTTCAGTTGTACCAGGTATTTTGGCACCGTCTGTTGGGAAGAATTCAAATCCCTGTGTCTCAATAGGATCTGTAGATCCTGAGGGTAATATTCTATATAGGGGTTTAATCACAGTGTTAGGTGGACGATAACCCGCAAAGATTAGTTTGATAGCAGAAGAAGGGTTAGTTAGATCTGCAACCTTACTAATATAGATTGCTGAGTGTTCATCACCAAAAGGTCTCTTAGCAACGTTAGGATCGCTAGGATTATTAATTCTACTACTTACCATAGTAATAGACATTCTGTCAGTATCCATAACAGGTGAAACTGTTGAAGATAAACTAGACATTGTTAGATCCATTCTGAATGATTTGTCACCACTTAATTCTGCAGATTCATTAATTGCAGAACAAATTAACTGAGGAGAATTGAAATAATTATCCTCTGATAAGTTAACATCACTAAATTCACCAGTATTACTGAATGAACTTTGTGCCAATGTTTGTCCATCATTAATAGATGTTCCAGTAATTGTTTGAACTCTCGCAGTCATATCCGTCTTAGGAAGTAACATTTTCTGGATTTGAGGAACGAGAATCTCGTACTGAATATTCTGAGTTGCAACAATATTATCTCCACCAGACTTGATACCAAGTCTTGCAATAGATGATGTTGTAAGATCGTATGTATCTAAAGTAGGACTTTGTATCGCTGCATGTGTCTTGTTGATTTCTGTTAGAGGAATACCATCAATGTTGTAGCATTTAACTACAGTTTCATCAGCGTGTGCTACACCAGTAGTTCCATCAACACCTCTTTCATTTACAGTAATAGTTTTACCGTTTGAAGAGATTGCTGAGTAAGACATAACT